CACACCCGACCCTGTAATTAAGTTTGCAACATGGGCGCACAACAATGATGGCTCTACTATTGATCCACCCATTGTAGTTGACAAGGACAAGCAACCTTCTAATGCCTCGATAGGTAATGGCTCCACTATTGCAGTACAGTGGGCAAGAAAAGAGTATGGGCAGATGAGTAAGATCATCCGACCTCAATTACAGGCTGTACAAATCCTCAATTTAATTGAAAGAGGCGAAGCAGCTACACCTACCAGCGTAGAATCACTAGCATTTTAAAGGAGATAACATGAGTGAAGAGCAGAAGACAGTCACTGTAGATGGTAATGAATACAATCTAGATGACCTATCTGAAACAGCTAAATCCATCGTGGGCCATGTGATTAACATAAGACAGGAAGTAGGCGAAGTAAGCCACCGTCTTGTTACATTACAGGCTGCTGAGTTGCAGCTATCCAGACAGCTATCCACTGAACTAGCTAGTGAACCGGCTGAAGGATCAATAGTAGAGGAGTAAGTTAATTGAGTTTTGTGAAACTCCATCAACCGTGTCCTGAGTGTGGGAGCAGTGACGCATTGTCTGTCAATGATGACGGCAGTGCGTTCTGTTTCGCATGTAACGACAGGTTTAGCAGTAGAAAGTACGAAGCATTGACGGGTCACATACCAACAGGAGATAGTAATATCAACTTACTTACAAGCGAACCAATCACCTTTGCAGAAGAAGGTGAGTTCATGGCGTTACGGGACAGAGGTATATCAGAGGCAACAGCCAAGAAGTACGGTGTACGTTGCATAACTGGGCCAGACGGCTCTATTCAGAAGCACCTCTATCCATATCTAAAAGATAAAGAAATTGTAGCTTACAAGGAAAGAATCCTTGGGGCTACTGGTAAAGAAAACTTCTTCACTAGAGGAGCAATCAAGGAGTCAGGACTATTCGGTGAGCACCTATTCCAAGAGGGTGGTAAGTACATCACCTTAGTGGAGGGAGAGTGTGACGCTATGGCTGCATACGAACTTCTAGGTTCTAAGTGGCCTGTAGTTAGTATAAGATCAGGAGCTAATGGTGCAGAGCGTGATGTGAAAGCATCACTTGAGTACCTTGAAAGCTTCGATACAGTCATCATTAACTTTGATGAAGACAAGGCAGGAAGGGAAGCAGCCAAGCGTGTAGCCAGCCTACTCAAGCCCAGTAAGGCTAGGGTAATGACTCTGCCTGAAGGCTTCAAAGATGCCAATGATATGTTGAACAGACAAGAGCACAGGAATTATGTGCAAGCTTTCTGGGCAGCTAAAACTTATACACCATCTGGCGTACTTAGTGTTACTGAGAATCGTGACAAGTATAAGAACAGAGAAAAGGTACAGTCGTTTCCTTATCCTTGGGAGGGCTTGAATACAAAGCTTGAAGGACTGAGGCATGGAGAGTTGATTACGTTGACTGGTGGCACAGGCTTAGGTAAGTCTAGTGTTACGCGAGAGCTTGAGCACTGGTTAATTAAAACAACAAACGACAACGTAGGTGTGATTGCGCTAGAAGAAACCTTCAACAGGACTGTGGATGGTATTCTATCTATCGAAGCTAACGCTAAACTACACATTGACAGGATCAGAGATCAGTACACAGAGGAGGAGTTGGATAACTTCTTTGACGTAATGTACGATGGTCAGAACAACAATCGTGTTTGGATTCATGCTCACTTTGGGGCGAACGATATTGATTCTATCTTTAGTAAGCTACGGTTTATGATCGTTGGTTGCAACTGTAAGTGGGTAGTTATTGATCACCTTCACATGTTAGTGTCTACTACCATAGAAGGAGACGAGCGGAGGTCTATTGATGCCATCATGCACCGCCTTAGAACCCTCGTAGAGGAGACAGGAGCGGGTGTTATACTTGTGTCCCACCTACGTAGGGTAGACGGCAACAAGGGCCATGAGAACGGCATAGAGACAGGCTTATCACACCTCAGAGGTAGTCAGTCCATCGCTCAGTTATCTGACTGTGTTATTTCACTTGAAAGAAATCAGCAATCAGATGACCCACTTGAGGCATCGACAACTAAGGTACGCATACTGAAGAGTAGGTACACTGGTGACGTTGGGCTTGCTACATCCCTTGTGTTCGATGATGAGACAGGTAGGCTATCTGAAGTAGAGACTGATGAGCTAACTAACTCTGCATCAGACAACAATGAAATTGCATTGGGGTTTGAATAATGAGATTAGTCTTTGACATAGAAACTGATGACCTTAATGCTACTAAGGTATGGTGCATCGTTGCTAAGGATATAGACAGCGATCAAGTCTACACCTACGGGCCTAGTCAGATAGATGAAGGATGTGAATTACTTTCAGATGCTGATGAGCTTATTGGTCACAACATCATAGGCTTTGACATTCCAGTACTTAAAGACTTGACAAGGTTCAAGACGTTAGGGGAAGGACAGAAGATAGTAGATACATTGGTACTCTCTCGACTGTTTGATCCTGTACGTGAAGCTGGGCATGGTCTAAAGTCTTGGGGCTACAAGCTGAGTTCTAACAAGATAGAGTTCAAGGACTTCACAGGTGGCTTCTCTCCTGAGATGCTGGACTATTGCATACAAGATGTAGAGCTTAATCTAAAGGTCTATCATGCACTTCGTGAAGAGTCCCGTGGCTTTAGTAAAGAGTCACTAGAGATTGAACATGCAGTAGCCTTGATACTGAAGGAGCAAGAGAAACATGGGTTCTTATACGATGCAATGGAGGCTGACCTACTTCTCGCTGACCTACGCTCGGTGGTCGCTAAGACAGAAGCAAAAGTTAAGCATGTATTTAAACCAAAAGTAACTAAGATAAAGTTGTACCCTAGACACACAGCAACAGGAAAGCTAAGTAAGATGGCAGACTCTTGTGCGTTAGCTAGTGGTACTGGTGTTAGGATGACCAAGCCAGAGTATGACTTGATGACAATCAAGATTGATAAGGCAGAAGGTGAGTTGCACAAGTGTGACCCTGTAATACGAAGCAGATCTAAGGACTTCAACTTAGCATCAAGACAGCAGGTAGGAGAGTACTTACAAGACTTTGGCTGGAAGCCTACTGAGTTCACTGTACACGGTAGACCTATAGTAAATGAGAAGACGTTAGCAGAGGTGCAGGGAATTCCTGAAGCTGATCTAATTAACTCTTACTTGATGTACCAAAAGCGTGTATCTCAGATCACCTCTTGGGGTGAGGCAGTTGAGGAGGATGGTAGGGTTCATGGCTTTGTAATTCCTAATGGTGCTATCACTGGAAGGATGACACACAGACAACCCAACATGGCTCAAGTACCTTCATCTAATTCACCTTTTGGCTCTAACTGTAGAGCATTATGGACTGTACCTAAAGGTAAGAAACTGGTGGGTATAGATGCTAGTGGACTTGAACTACGAATGCTTGCACATTATATGGACGACGAGGACTACACAAATGAAATCATTAACGGAGACATACATACCGCTAATCAAAAACTTGCGGGACTTGAATCAAGAAATCAGGCGAAGACATTCATTTATGCCCTCCTATACGGAGCAGGAGATGAAAAGCTTGGAAGCGTGGCTGGGGGAGGTAGATCAGTTGGTTCAAGACTTAGACAATCTTTCTTCGATAATCTTCCAGCATTCGCGGCTCTCAAGAATAGAGTTGCAAGAGCATCAGAAGAGGGCTACATCAAAGGGCTAGATGGACGCAAGCTTACAGTCCGCAGCCAACATGCTGCACTAAATACGCTACTGCAAAGTGCTGGTGCTATTGTTATGAAGAAAGCTTTGATCATTTTAAATGAAAAGATAAAGAAGCTAGACGCTAACTTCGTGGCTAACGTGCATGATGAATGGCAGATAGAGGCTGACGAGTCTGTAGCTGATGAGGTAGGTAGGTTAGGTGTCGAGTCTATTATAGAAGCTGGCTTGCACTTCGATCTTAAATGTCCACTGGATGGAGAGTATAATGTCGGAGACAACTGGGCAGAGACACACTAAAGAAAACTGCAACACATGCGGTGTAGAACTAACAGATAATAATTGGAATATTTCTTGGAAAAAAACTAATAGAACACAATGTCAAGATTGTAATAATCCTAATAGAGAAACACACAATCCAAATAGAATGTATGTTAATGGTCAATATATTTCTAAATACCATCCTCTGTACAAGTCAGGTAGGTACAAAGGCTTTACAGACGCGGCGTTTAGTTCTTTATCTAACTATGAGCAAAGCTTAGAAGGTGAGGTGTATATTATATACAGCCCCTCCTTCCCTAGCTGGGTAAAGATAGGAATGGCTATTGACTCTAAGGACAGACTCAAACAGTATCAAACAGGATCACCTTACAGAGACTATAGAGTACATGCTTGCTACCCTGTTAGTGACAGAAGAAAATCAGAAGCAGAAGCCCACGAACTTCTATCACAGAATCATGAACGTAAAGGTGAATGGTTTGTTTGCTCTACTGTTGTAGCAGAAACTATTTTAAATAAACATTTTAACACGGAAGGAGTACAGTTTGAACTCTTCTAAAAACTTAGACAACTTAGTACCTGACATCTACAAGATGATTGAAGTGTTATCAGATGGTAAACAATTAGACATCTCAGATGACATGATCCATGACTTTGGAGAGCGAATGAAAGCTGCCCTCTTACATTGGTCTGAGCCACACAAGCAGTCTAAGGGTCTACGTATGAGCAACATAGGTAAACCAGCAAGGCAGTTATGGTACGAAAAAAGAAGTGAGAAACCTGCACCTCCTTTGAAAGCAGCTACACACATTAAGTTTCTATACGGACATCTACTTGAAGAGCTTCTACTTCTACTGGTAAAACTGGCAGGACATGAAGTAACTGATGAGCAAAAAGAAGTAAAGGTGGACGGCATCAAAGGACACATGGACTGCAAGATAAACGGAGAAGTTGTTGACGTTAAGACAGCATCTAACTTTGGCTTCAAGAAGTTCAAAGAAGGTAGCCTATATCGTGATGATCC